ATTCATACGAAGTGGATATTGGGTTGTATAGAATTTGGATAGAAACTGATAATCCAACAACACAAAATTCCAAGGGACAACAATTCGTCGCACATATTAGAATGAATCATGATGATAATGATCATATCAAATTGGCGGATTCATTAAGATATTTGGCCGATATGTTGGAATTTCGGTGGGAAACATTGGAAAATAAATGATAACTTTTGACTACAAATCATCCAAGCGACAAGGACAGATCATCACTGATTCTGACACCCTTGGGATGATTCGTAGTCATTTTTCAGTCAAGAACGATGGGGCATTCTTCGCCAAAAAGAAAGGCAACCGTTTCGTGAAGGATCGTAAGTATGCCATTACCCCCACCGGATTGTTTGATTTTGGTTTTCATGGGGAGATTCTGAAATATCTCCGCGATAACCAGATCACCGACATTTCCCTAACAGATGCTTTTAAAAAGAGATTGAAATGTGGGGTGGAAATTGGAGAATTTTGGAATGAACTGAAATATGATGCTCGTTATTATCAGAAGGATTCGGTAATTGCTGGACTAAAAAAAGGATTCGGGACATTTCTATTGGCGACATCTGCCGGGAAATCGTTAGCTCAAGCTCTACTCGTTGAAAATTATATGAGAAACGTATCAAATGATACTTTCAAATGTCTCATAGTAGTTCCCGGATTGTCTCTTGTGAACCAATTACAGGGTGATTTCGAGGATTATGGTGTGACATTCACGTATTCAGGATGGACTGGAGGTAACGAACCACAAGATACCCAAGTTGTGATATGCAATTCCGAGAACCTTCTTGCTCAATTCACCAATAATCCTTGGATTTTGAGCGTGAATCTTCTCATATGTGATGAAGCGCATAAAATTAATAATACCGCTGGCATATCCAAGATTATAAACAAAATCCACACCCCCAACAAATTCGGATTCACGGGGACGCTTTCCGATAAATCCATTGACCAATGGAAAACAATCGGAACATTTGGCTCCGTCATATATGAAAAGAAATCCAAGGAACTTAGGGATGAGGGATATATTTCTGATGTGGAAATCACCGCCCTGCAACTCAATCACCCCCCAATTAAAGGTAAAAAATTAAAATATAAAGATGAACTGGAATATCTATACAAACACGAAAAAAGAAATCAAATCATCGCTAAATTGGCTGATTCAATCAGTGGTAATGTCCTTGTCATGGTTAATCATCTTGATCACGGAGATATGTTATTATCTCTTATGTCTTCCCGATCTGATAAGAGAGTGTTCTTTGTTAAGGGCGAAATGGAAGTCGAAGAACGCAAAAAAATAATTGACATGATGGAAAAGAATGATAATATCATTTGTATTGCAATGGCATCCATCTTTTCAACTGGTATCAATATCAAGAATCTCCCCAATATCATATTTGCGGGACTTGGGAAGTCATTCATTCGGGTTGTACAATCCATTGGTCGGGGACTCCGGTTGCATGATAACAAATCCAAGCTACGCATCATTGATGTTTCGGATAATTTGAAGTATTCCATGTCCCATGCGTTACACAGACAGGAGATTTATGATAAGGAACAGATCGTATATAAATTTAAGGAGGTGTCGCTGTGAGTAAATACGGGAGACTAAAAAAGGATACCGATTATTATTTGGCGGGAACGGAATTTGAAATCATTAATGAGGATGATGGATTTTGGTCTTTAAATCCTTTTTATAGTGGAAAAATTTACGGACGACATGTATCATTTGATCAAAAACATGTCGATATAATTTATGATAAATCTTATACTGGAAAAATTGTAGAAGCACCTAAAAAAGAATACCCAAAGGAAGAATGGTGGGAATATACAAATTATCCATGAAAATTATGATTAACGAAAAAAATGCCAAGAAACCCCATTATGTCAATTCCAAGCTGTTCAAACAGCAATTGGTGGAATACTATGAGACGGGGGCGAATCTGAACGAATTGGGGGTTCATCTAATGAACATTGCAGAGGGATTGTCATACAAGATTAATTTCATTCGATATTCCCGCTCTTGGAAAGATGAGATGGTCGGGGACGCAGTTCTGAAAATGTATGCAGCTTTGGAGAAGAAGCTATATAACATTGAATCGGACTTCAACCCGTTCTCATATTTCAACCGCATTGCTTGGAACGCTTTCTGCAACCGCATCAAGAAGGAAAACGGACAACACAAGGGTCTGGAGGATTACAAGGAGATGGTATATATGGAAAGCATGAGTGGACCAGATTCCATGGGACATGTATATGTTAAGCCCAATTTGGAGGGAGATGAATACGACGATGATTAAAAAACCAAAAGTGGCCTTATTCTCAGACCTTCACTTGGGTCTTTACGGAAATTCAACAGAGTGGCATGAAATCGCCTTGAAATGGGCGGATTGGATTGTCGCTGATCTGAAAAAGAAGAAGATTTCCGATATCTTTTTCCTTGGTGATTTCTTCCATAACCGTTCGGAAATCTCCGTTCAGACAATCCACGTTGCATCAGAATTGATCGCCAAGTTCAAGGACTTCAACCTCCTGATGCTGATAGGTAATCACGATGCGTTCTACAAGAACCGTTCTGATGTCCATAGTTTGGGATTTCTCAAGGGACATGATAACATCACCATCATTGATCAGAATTTAGAATTGGATGCGTTTGGTAAGAAATTATTATTCGTTCCATGGAATCACGAATTACCGAATGGTAAATTTGACCACATCTTCGGTCATTTTGAAATCCAGACATTTCAGATGAACAATTACAAGGTCTGTGATCATGGATTCCAAGTCATGGATTTCCTAGCGTCCCGAACCACCAATGTTTGGTCTGGTCATTTTCACACCAAGAGTATCAAGAAATACAACGAAGGAACGATCCGATACATCGGTAATACCTTTCATCACGATTTCAATGATTGTGGAGATGACAAGGGGTATCACATCCTGAATCTGGAAGACGATTCTGTGGAATTTGTGAAAAATACGGTGTCTCCAGAATTCATCAAGATACCCTTATCCAAGATCAAGGATTATTCCAAGGAGGATGTGGAAGGAAACATCATCAAGCTGATCATTGACAAAGATGTGGAAGATGATAAGGTGGAGAAGTTCAAGATTTACCTGTCCAACTTTGCTCCTTTCCGTCTCGCCACGGAATACAACGTGGCGACAAAGACAATCGGAGATGTTGAACAAGTCGATTCGATTGATATTGTTGGAATGTTTGATGAGTTCTACGAACAACTCAAGCTGGATGATGAGCAATTGGTAAGAGTGAAGAAAATCAATGATGAATTATATGAGAAGTGTAAGTGATTTTGATTTGAAAAAGGTTTTTGTCGAAGAGGTGACTGAGCGTATTGGTCAATGTGTTTTGGCAAGTAAGATCAGAGATGCTACGATAGAAGATATTGAAAAAGAATTGGAAAATCATAAAAATGGTAAATGTGGACATTCTATTGTTGAAGACGCATATGGGTGGTTGTATGATTTTAGAGGATGTGCTATTTGTGGACAGGGACTTGGAACGGTATGAAAACAATTGAAGAACATCAACGAGAGATGATTGAATCCGAACGGGTAAAGGAATTCCACAAACATCGTAAGTCTCATCTTGAATCAAGAACGATTGATCCTGAACACTTTGGTTATATGTTGGGACACCATCCTCTACAAGTCTGTATCACGGCAAGCGGATGGAGAGCGAAGATTCTGAAATTTTTATTCAGGATTCCCCCTTGTAATTTCACGGGAACAAGTGTAAGATATTGGCCACATGACGAATTGATAAAATAATATGAAAGAAAATAAATCTAAATTACCCCATTCATTTGATGCTTGGGATTGGGCTAGGGACTTTTGTGAAACCGTTGACAAGAATCCGACGATTCCCCATGATGTGGAAACAATGATGAGTTGGTTCGCCAATGCTTTGATGCGAGGGTGGGATGAAAAGTCTTGGAGACAAGCGAAAGAAGATGAGAATCGATGGATTTACGTTCTCACCAATTCTCAAACAGGGGAAACGGTAGCTCTTTATTCCGAAGAACCAACTAAGGAAAAATGTGATAGGGATTATTCCCTTCATCTTGGACAGGATTTGGAATGGTCTGTTCGCAATGTTCTTTATACTGCTGGTCAAGACTCTGCTTGGAATTGTAATCTTCATCGAATGAAAGTTGATTCTCTCAATCGTATGAAGGAAGTGGTGGAAATTAAATCTTTAAAACCTTACGAAAATCTGTGAGACGTATAAAATATCTCACTCTTAAAGGTCAGAATTTCCTCAGTGTTGGAAATGATCAGATTTCCGTAGATTTCCAATCCGGTTTCAATTTGATCACTGGTAAGAATATTGATAATCCTGATCGTGTGAACGGAATTGGAAAATCCGTAATGGCGGAACTTTTCTATTACGCATTATTTGGTAAAACCATCCGTGAAATCAAAAAGGATTTCATCATCAACAACATCACCAAGGGAAAGGGTGCCATTGAACTGACGTTTGATGTGGAGACGGAGCAAGACGTTCAGACTTACACGATCAAACGGCAAGTCAAACCAAGCACTGTGACTCTTCTGAGAGGCGAAGAAGACATCACTAAGGATTCCATCGCCAACACTGATAAATTCATCTGTGATCTGATTGGTTCCAATCCCGTCATCTGCCGTAGCTGTGACATTCTATCTCTTTCGGATAACATCCCCTTCATGGCGAAGAAACCAGAGGAGAAGCGTAAATTCATCAACGATATTTTCTCTCTGGAAGTCTTTGGTAAGATGAGCAGCGAATTGAAGACTCTTATTCGTGATAATAAGGGAGAGATGAACATTTCCACTGCAAGATTGGAAGAACTTAATCACACTCTGGAAACGCTGAATGATCAGCAAGCGGATTATCTGAAGAAAGTCCAAGAGAGGGATGCTATTCTTGAACAAAAGCGCAAGGATATTCAAGAAAAGATTGATGAAACAGAGGAAAAGATCGCTAAAACATCCATAACGGATGTTTTAGCGATACAATTGGAGAAAGAGAAGTGGGACGATGCTTGCCGAAAGCTGGATGGTAAAATTGGTCATATCAATGATGCGATTTCATCCAAGGAAACTTTGAAAAAGTTGAAGGCGAAAGAAATCGAACAAATTGAGAAAGTTATATGAAAAAACAACCAATATTCGTTATTGAAAAAAGTAGGGTCGAACACTGGATAAACCATCAATCTCATTTTACACAAATTCCTTATTCGTTGGATTGGGGTAAGTTGACATCTATTGAAGATTTTCTAAATGTTTTAAATCGCCAAACAAAAGACGGTGATTATGTCCGAATGTCTAAATTATCTAACATAATTGAAGATTTTAGAACGCCTAAATTGCTACGCGGTGCTAATAGAATGCTTGATCGTGTTTTCGCTATTTGTAAAACCGAAAGAAAAGATTTAAATGAAATTTTGAAAAATGATTAAATGTGACAAATGCCTCCAAGATATTCCCCATACCCATGTGGAACATTTGGAGAAAATGAAGGAACAATATCAATCCGAATTGGATGATATTGTCGAGGAAATTGATGAATTGAAGGAACAAAAATCTCAACTTCAATCTAAAAAAGAAAAGGTTCAGCGAAAGGTATCAGAATTTCAAGATCAAATTAATGAAGCGAAAGTCACCAAACAAAAATTAGAAGGTCTGGAAAACAGTCTCAAGCAATACAAGGACTCTCTGGATAATTTAAAGTTGGATGAATTACCGAAACCAGCATTTGAAGAAAACATCATCAAGACTCAAGAGAGACATGATACGGAACGCAACAATTTCCTATTACTCAAACAGAAATCGGAAGATTATGAAATCTGTAAATTCGTTCTTGGGGAAGAAGGTGTCCGTAGCTTTGTGGTGAAGAGACTCCTTTCCATGATGAACGCAAGCATCCAGCAATACATCAACGATCTTGGCATGTCCATTCGTTGTAAATTTGATGAATATTTTGATGAGCAGCTTTCCAATGACAAAGGTAAGGAGATTTCTTACTGGAATCTGAGTGGTGGGGAGCGTAGGACTGTTGATCTTGCGTGTGCGTGGGCATTCAAGGATTTGAAACGGAAGATTTCTGGAGTATCATCCAATGTGGAATTCGGGGACGAATTTTTCGATTCAGCATTTGATGGTCATGGATTTGATCTTCTGGTTCAACTTGTAAAACAACGGATCGATAAACACAATCTTTCATTTTATGCGATTTCCCACAGAAAAGAGATTGAAAAACATATCAACGGTGAGACGGTGTTCTTGGAGAAAGAGGGTGGAGTGACTAGAAGAATAACAATTGACAAATGAAAAAACATGGATAAATCTCTTCATGTTTCAAAAGTCGCCCTTCCCATCATCTCCTTTTGCTAAGAACCCCTATGCGGTAAAAAATACCACCCAAGAGCCTCCGAAAAAGGGTAATACATATCTAAACTTTTCAGCGGATATTAGTGGCTGCGCTGCGTGGCGTATCTTATGGCCCGAAATGCAGGTTAATTTGGGGGGTCATGGGGATTCCACGACCATTCGTAAAATGGTTCTCAACAAGGATTGGTATCGGGATGTGAAAACCATCAAGCTCCAACGCCAATGTTCGACTCAACAGAAAGAATTCTTTAAATTCCTCAAGAGTATCCAACCCGAATGCGGGTTTAAGATCATCTATGAGGTGGATGATGTGGTCTTCCATGAAGAGATTCCCGATTACAATTCCTATAAACACGCATTTGCTTCCGATGAGATTCGTCAGAACTGCGTGGATATGATGAACATGGCGGATGAGGTGACAGTGACATGTAAATACATGCGCGATCTCTTCATTGAGAAGACGGGACAACAAAAGACTTCCGTGATTCCCAACTTCCCTCCCGAATGGTGGATTGGTCATCACTATAATTATGGTAAGGTTATCCAGAACTTTGATAGGAATAAGAAGAAACCACGCATCCTCTATTCAGGATCGGGAGCGCACTTTGATGTAAAGAATGTCACGGGACAACAGGATGATTTTTCCCATGTGTTGAAATTCATCATTGATAACCGCTCCAAGTATCAGTTCATTTTCATTGGTGCTTATCCTCCTCCCCTGCATCCATATATTGAAAGTAAGGAAATCGAATTCCATCCTTGGCAATCTCTGATGGATTACCCCAAATTCATTGCTTCTTTGAATCCCCAATTACTTCTTGCGCCCTTGAAGGATATCCCATTCAACAGGTCAAAATCAGATATCAAATACATTGAGGGAGCTTGCTTGGGTATTCCCTGCATGGTTCAGGATATGGTGACATATCAGGATGCTCCTGATTTCCTAAAATTCACGGATTCTCTCGATTTGGAACAGAAAGTGGAGGCAATTCTGAATTGGAAGAACCGTTCCAAGTATTACAAGTTGGTTCCAGAGCTTAGAAAGCTTGGAGAAAGCAGATTCCTTGAAAGACCGGAGAATATTGGAACTTTCATGGAAGCGTTGAATACGAATCATGGTGATCCATCTCGTAGATTTATGAGATATTGGAACGATTAATTCTTCCCAAATTGGGAATATTGAGCGAGCGTTGGGCGAAGTCTTTCAAACATGCCTTTCAATTCTTCAAAGCTGTTCATATCCGAAGGATTATCGAAAAAGGCTTTTTTATTGTTTTGGTAAAAATTGATAGTCCCCTTTAGATATTTTTCAATATATGAACAAAGTTCATGCGCCTCTGCCTTGACTTTTTCTGTTTGTGGGTCATAATCATCGTATGACGATTCCATATCAAGATTTTCGTAAATTATGCCCAAGTCTTTGAAATAATTATCCATAACAATATTTAATAAAATGTATAGAAATTGTGTATATGATAACAAATCACGTAAAATCCATTTATTCTCGTGGGATAAAAATGGGGAACGTATTCGGGAAGAACACGATTTTAAACCTTATATTTTATTGGAGAATAAAAAAGGGGATAAAAAGTCTATATACGGAACTTTATTAGAGAAGAAATGTTTCAACAGTTCATACGACAGGAATAATTTTGTCAAGGATAGTAATATCAAGCGGATTTATGAAAACCTGCCACCATATCAGCAATTCCTGATTGATAATTACTGGTCGGTTTGCGAGGATGTTAATTTCTCCCAACATCCTTTAAAAGTGGCATATCTGGATTTGGAATGTCCATCTTCTGATAAATTTCCAGAACCAGAATTGGCGGAATCGGTGATTAATTTGATTACAATTTATAATTCTGAATCCAAGATGTATCATGTCTTTGGGTTGAAGAACTTCCACACCATTAGAGATGATGTGAAATATACATGGTGTAAATCCGAAGAAGATTTGCTCAAAACATTCATCAAATACTTCCAAAAGGAAAGTTTTGATGTGTTGAGTGGGTGGAATATAGCAGCATTTGACGTTCCTTATCTCGTGAATCGAATCACTTTCCAATTGGGAAAGGAATGGGCTGATAAGCTGTCCCCAACGGGTAGGATTTATGAAAAGACCAATCCAAATGGTAAATTTGGGATGCCTTCCAAGGAGTATGTGATTGAAGGGCTATCAATTCTTGATTATTATGTGATTTATCAGAAGTTCAATCTGGAGAAACAGGAATCGTATAAATTGGATAATATTGGGGAGGTTGAATTGGGAATCAATAAGGTTGCACATGATGGTAATCTATGGGAACTGGCGAAAAATGATTGGCACACTTTCACCGATTATTGCATACGGGATGTGGAAATCGTGGTAGGGCTTGATCAGAAAAAAGGATATATCAATCTTATCAGATTCCTCGCATATACCGGATTGTGTGATCTGGAAAGCGCGATCAGAACACTCCCAGCAATGAATGGCGCAATCGCCATACGCGCCCGTATGCGGGGGGAATACATTCCTACGTTCATTCGTCCTGTGACGGACTACCGCGCTCCCGGTGGATATGTAGCAGAGCCAAAAATAGGCTTTGCGGAGAACATCGTATCCTTTGATGCCAACTCCCTATACCCATCTGTGATGATTTCTTTAAATCTCTCCCCCGAAACGAAAATCGGAAGGGTTGAGAAGGATGGAGATAAGGTGAAAATCCATCATGTATCGGGTAGGTTGTTTGAGATGACTCCTGAGAACTTCAAGAAATTTATTGATGAGGAGCAAGCGGCATTAACTAAAGCAGGATTTCTCTTCTCTCAGAAGAAACGTGGTCTGGTTCCCGAATTCCTAGACAATCTTTACACCAAGCGGAAGGAGATGAAAAACAAGATGATGGAATGTCGTAAGAATGGAGATAAAGAGGGAGAACAGAAATTTGATAGCATCCAATACGCTTATAAAATCCATCTCAATTCCCTCTATGGTTATATGCTCAACAAATATGCACCCCTTGGGGATGAGGATATTGGAACATCGGTGACATTGACAGGACAAGCGGTAATCAAGAAGAGCAATGATTTGTTTCAGGATTACGTGCGGGAAAAATTTCCCAATATATCGGAATCAATTTTGCAACAAAGTTGTGTTTACGGGGATACTGATAGCTTTTTTGTTTCCCTTAAAATGTTTGGTTTGGATTCAAAATCGGATGAATTTTATGAATTGTGTGAGGATATTGAGGATTATATTAATAAACGGATTACCGATTGGGCTGGAAAAGCCCTGAGAAGCACTGATCCCCGTTTCGTGTTCAAGCGGGAAACCATCTGTGATAGCGGAATCTTCATTGGTAAGAAATATTATGTCCTCCATGTTCTGGATGATGAGGGAACCAAGGTGGATAAGTTCAAGTATCGGGGAGTTGATGTGGTGAAAACCACGATGCCCAAGAAGGTAAAGCCATATGTTAAGAAAGTTATTGAACATATGATCATTTCCCAATCGCTGAAGGAAACCAACGACATGTTCAACGAGGCTTATGAGGAATTCAAGAACCTATCCATTGCTGAGATTTCCAAGATTTCGGGTATGAATAATTTTTCCGAATATTCGGCTAGATGTAACGGTATGAACACTGTGAAAGGTATGCCATCTCATCTGAAAGCTGCTTATTTTCATGACATGATCATGGAACAGAATGGATGGGGTTCCAAATACGAGAAATTCAAATCAGGGGATAAGGTTCGCATGGTGTATGTTAAGAAGCCCAACAAATACAATTTGGATATGATCGGATTCAAGGGTGATTGGCCAGAAGAATTTGATAACATTTTCACGGTTGACTATGAGAAAATGTTTGCTAAAGTGTTTTATGCTGCGATTGAGAGATTTTATGAAGCAGTGGGTTGGAAATTGAGAAAACCATCGGAAAATCTGACAGTAGAATTGGACGACTTGTTTGGAGAATGATATGGAAGAGTTTTATAACAAGCCATGTAGATATTACACAAATTGTGGTAAAATATTCATATTGGAACCTACATGTAAAAATACATTCATAATGAATGGTGTGATATGTTGTTGTAATATCATTGGAATTGATACTAAAAAAATGGAAATAATAAAATTATGAACCTTAACGAAGCTTACTGTAAGGGTCTGACGGATGCCGAAGACCGAATCATCGACAACCTGATCAATCTCCTGAATGATCCCACTCATGACGTTCCGTTCCCCAACCCCAAGCTGGAAATCGTGAGACATATCATCAAGGATCGTTCGGATTATTATCACAATCTTGCCAAGAGAATGAATAATATGGGATACTCATTTAGAAAAAAATTGAAAGAACAAAAAGAAACGCTGGACAACGCCAGATAAACGACTAAATCTACACATATGAAAGAAAAGAGACACACAGTAATCGTAAACCAAGTTGGACAAACAATCACCGGAAGACTGGTATCTGAAACGGATACTACCATCACCTTACACAATCCGGTAATTCTCTTTGTGGAAATGGAGCAGAATGGGGCTTACAAGTTCCAACCAGTCCCCCTTCTATTGTTTGAATTCATCAATCCTTCTGATAGGGAACAAAATAATTGGACATATCATAAATCATCCATCGCAATCAGTGATGTGGTTCTTGATCCACGGATGGCTGATCTGGTTGATAAGATTAATGCTCCCCGTGTTCAAGCGGAGCCACAAGCAGTTCCATCATCCTCACCTAAAATCGTATCCATCGACTCTCTTTAAAACATGTCAAAAGAAATTGATAAAGAATTATTTGCTTCCCTGAAATCATTGGATGATGTGGTGCCGTATTCGGCGTTCCTAAGCGAATCCACCCTGTCATCTGTGGATGATCATATTGATACGGGAAGCATGGTGTTAAATGCCCTGATTTCCGGTTCGTTGTATGGGGGCATCCCAAATGGGAGAATCACCCAATTTGCCGGACCATCGGGTGCGTTCAAAACAGGGGTTGTGATGAATATTATGGCAAATGCTCAAAAGAAAGGGATGATTCCCGTGATTTTCGACACAGAGGGTGCCATTGATCCTGAAGCGTGTGCTAAGTTCGGGATGGACACAAATAAAGTCAAGTATGTGGGATGCGAATCTGTTGAACAAACGCGCAACGCCATACACAAGTTTCTTACGAATGTGAGAGAAAAGAAACAATTTGGTAAATTTATTATTGTAATTGATTCCCTCGCAAACCTGAACTCTGAGATGGAACTATCAAGAATGGATAAGGATTCCACCTCTGCTGATATGGGAACATTTGCCAAGGCTATCAAAAGCCTTTTGAAGCGCATCACCAATCTTTCAACGCTGACAAAGACTTCGATTGTTGTCACCAACCATGTATATGACGATCCAAGCGCAATGTATCCATCTCTGGAGAAGAACATGCCGGGAGGTAAGGCTGCTGTATATCTCCCATCCGTAACAGTTCAGCTTGCAAGAAAGCTTGTCAAGGATTCGGAAAATAAACAGATCAATGATAAGCTATCTGCTTCCCAGAAGAATTATTCGGGTGTTGTCATTCGCGCTCTTACTGTCAAGAATCGCTTCATCAAACAATATTTGGAAGGAGAATTCTATCTCTCATTCAGCAAGGGTATTGATAAATATTACGGTCTTCTGGAAATCATGAAGGGTATGGGAGTTGTTAGAAATTCTGGCTCATCCTACACCGATTGGGAAGGAAATAAGTTGGGTTATTACAAGAGCTTCAGTCGTAATATTGATCTATGGGAAACCAAATTGCTCCCCGAACTTGAGAAGCGTATCAAAATCCATTGGGCATATGGTTCTTCTCCTGAAGACGATGATCTGGTGGCATTGGAAGAGGATGATGTGGATACTGACGAATGATTGAAGATATTGTCAATACTGGTAAGAAATATCAAGTCATTTATGCTGATCCTCCATGGTCGTATTACAATGACTCATCAACCACTCCAGATAAATGTGGTCACAATGTTCACATAAATCCCCCATATCCAGTCTTATCGTCAAAAGATATTAGGAAGATACCAGTCAAGGATATTACAGACGATACCGCCATATTATTGATATGGACGAGTGATTACCACATGGAAAAATGTATGAGGGTGATTGAGGATTGGGGGTTCACTTATCGAACCGTAGGATTTGCGTGGCAAAAATTGACTAAGCAAGGTGAACCAGTTGAAATGAAAGGTGGACAATACACCATGAAAAGCGGTATTGAGTTATGCTTATTGGCTTCCAAAGGAACTCCCCGCAAATTGATAAAGAGTCGTAAAGTCCGATCATTCCTAAGCTCCAAACGAGAACATCATTCCAAGAAACCCGACGAAGTGAGACGAAGGATTGAGGAAATGGTTAAAGATGATCTAAACAAGATTGAACTCTTTGCTAGAGACAAATTTGAGGGGTGGGATGCGTGGGGTAATGAGGTTTAGGAGTTCAACATCATCCAGTGATTATAGTTTACTGGTTTCTTAAATCCACGATCCTTGTATTCCCCGATGTTGTTGAGGTGTCTGTCTTTATTGACTTGTTCAGTCATATAGCCCATGACACCTTCTTCATCTTCCGGCTCATCTCTCTTTTTCAGAAGAGCTTCAATTTTTCTCTTTATCTGCTTTATTTCAGATGGATTATCAGATTCTTCGGCTCTGAGCATTAATTTTTCAATTTGAGCTTCAATTCCTGTTCCTGAAGCTGATTGTTGATATCTTTCATGTTTTTTAAGACCAGCGGCGAATCTTTTTTCATCAATTTCCGATTGTTTATCAGCTTCAGCTTGTTTCAATTCGTAAAATGATCGAAAGATATCTTCTTTTTCAGGAGTATCCAAAACTTGAGCTAGGGATTCTTTATCATATCCCTCAAACTCTCCACTTTCATCAATATTTTCCTCTTTTTCGCGTTGTGTAACACTTAATAGATATTCCCCCAACTCGGAGATGATGGGGTTGGATGTTTTCATTTTACTTATCAAGTTTGTCCATTGAGTTTCGGTAATACCAAGTCCACTTTCTTCCCTGCTCTCAAGAAATCCGATTAATTGTTCTATTTCTGATTGTGTAAATTTTTTACCGAAATATTTTCTGGGATTGGAAGATTTTTCATTACTCATTTCCCGCTTGGCAAAAAGCGATCCTCCTTGATTTTCGGTATCACTTGATGAGTCTTGAAATCCTTTATTTGTGAAGGGAAGAATGTATGATAATTCTTCGGCAAGCTCCTTAGCCAAATGAACTTCGGGGGTAGCCTTTTCATCATCAATTGACCACACCTCTCCTTTTTTACTCCGTTTTTTTCTCATCAAACGGTTAATCATTTTTACCAAAGGTGCTGCTTGAGCTTGGATTCTGTAAATATCTTCAAGCGGTCTTTCATAAATACCTTCCTTGGTTCGTTTCATTTTTGCAGCAACATTCGAAGTTCCTGATTTGTCCAACGCATCTAAGCTACCTTCTCTACCCGCCTCAACCCATTGTTTAATATTTTCAGGATTGGTGACAAATTGTTTAAATTTATCGGAAGTGGCAACTTCATAGTTATCCTTTACGAGTTTATATAAAGTATATTTTTGTTGCATTGGACCATCTTTTTTAGGTTCGCCACCTCTAAAAGCTTTCCAAAAATTTGCGTATCCCTGCGTAAGTCTGGTCGATACTTTAGGATTTTCTCTTTCTTCTGGTGGAATTTTTTCTACAGTTGATGCTTGCCGAAGTGTCGAGAACCCACCCCCCATTTTTAAAAATTTCATAAGCGTTTCTGCCATAAACACCATCTGTGCATTTTCACGCACTGCTGATTTTGGAAACAATCTGGTTTCATTCATAGCAGATTGTGTTTCTAAGTAGATATCATAAAATTTTTGAACAGTCATCCAAGCTCTGTCGCCCCCCAATTTGGACATCTCAGACAAAACCTGAACCTTTTCCACCAAATAATCAAATCCGTAATTTCTCATAATACTATTTAGTAATCTCTTACAATATCTCTCTCCGATTCGGCGGATAATTTTTTCAAAAGTCCTGTTCGTCTGTTGCCATACTCATTTCGATCAAGATATTGTTTGATTAGATCGCGGTTTAACATCTTGGATTTCAGGTCTTTTAGATTTATTTTTGCCATGTTTGAGTTGATTAGATTGACGATGAATGGGCGAAGATTCGTCCCATAATGTTTTTTCTTGGATTGTTGGACTTCCGGCGTTTTGATTTTATCTGGTAAGTTTCGATAGATATAATCCCAAATGGCAAAAGTGGATGCCGTGGTGAATCCCAAATCCTTGAAAATCTCATAACATTCGTTGTAAGCCTGTTTGAGACTCATATCGGAAAGTTGATGGGGGGATGTTCTGTATTCCAGCAAAATCTCCTCATATAATTTTTGTAAATCCTCAAGCATGATATTATTTAATGAAAATTTGACATTATCCTCCCATGTGTTAAGTTGAACTCATGGAAAATCCTAACGTCTCCTCCAATATCGCCATTTTCACAGCAACCAAAGGCAATAATTGGCACTTCCCTTTATCCAGAACAGCATTGGAATTGGATTTGGATAACTTTATTCATCCAAAGTTTAATAATCGCCAAGGACTTGCCAAGGTTTACAACGAATTCCTAGACCTAGCCATCAAGGAGAAATTTGAATACGTTATGTTCATTCACGATGACGTTCATCTGGAACACGATCCCCGTCCAAAGCTGGAGAAGCTATTTCAGGAATTTGATATCGTTGGTGTGGCGGGATGTTCTCAAGCCGAAATCAAGTCTCCCGCGCTCTGGCATCTCATGGGGCAAGGACATCTACACGGTGCGGTGGCGCATGGTAACGCTAATAGGAAGCATATGACGAGCTTTGGTGTGTATCCCCATCGCGTGGTGATGATTGATGGTGTTTTCATGGCATTTAATCGGAAAGCGATAGAGACGGTGAGATTTGATGAGGATTGTCCATCAAATTTCCATGGATACGACATTTTGATGAGCTTAGATGCGTGTAATAAAGGCTTGAAAATTGGCGTTGGGGATGTTATGATAACTCACGAGTCTCCCGGACTGCAAGAGTTCACGGATGATTGGAAAGCTGGAAATGATTATGTAATTCAGAAATATGGAAAATAAAATAAAATTTAATGTAGAAACTCCAGATTTTTGTAAAAAATGGCAGTTGGAAAACGAAATTGATTTCCAAAAACATATTAAGGCATTTGACGAATGGATTTTAGAAAATTTAAAGACACTATATACAAAAGAAAACCCCGAAGAATTAACAGAAGATGAAAGATTCTCTTTGGCTTATCATGCTGGTGTGAAAGCTAATTGGTTTATGGTTGATGGTAAATTCAAAGGACAGACGGAACCATGTGGAATCATTAAACCAGATGGTAAGTGGGTGGTTTTAACTAAAGATGACGTTGCTGTATTGAATTAATTGAATGAGTGAAATTGATTTCGACTATTTTGAAAAGGTTCTGGTAAAGAACGCGATCACGAATGGTGCTTATCTGGCATCCATCGCAGATTACGTTCAACCAAAATACTTCACAGACAAAAACATTGCAAAATATTTTGAGATTGTCGCAGATTTCTATGAGAAACGACAATCTCTCCCCACATTTTCCGAAGTAAAAACCTATCTCACCACAGATGAACTCAAGACCAACTTCAAAAAGCTGATTGAGTCCTTCAAGGAGATTGACAGTAATCACAATGAAGACGAACTCTACGAGAACACTGAAAGATTCCTCAAAGAACGGGGAATGTATCACTCCATTTTGGAGTCAGCGGAAGAAATATCGGAAGGAGAAGCCGATACTGCCAAGATCGTGGAGAAA